TTTACACAACAAAACGATAAACCAATAATAAGGGATTCTGGAAATACAAATAGAGAGATTAGTAGACCATTGGGTTTATTTTCTCAACCCCTAAGTATGAATAGGATTGCTAAAACTAAAGAAGCTGAAATCTATAAAAAAAATAAACATTCTCAGTTAATGCAATCTATAAATAACCTACAAACTAAAATAATTTAAAAAATGGCTAAATTAAATAATAAAAAGAAAGCAGAAATAAATAAAAAACTCTGGGAAAGAGCAACCAACTCTCAAAGAGTTAAATGGCAATCATTAAGTCAAAAGTCTTATGATTTTTATCTTGGAGAACAACTTACTGATAAAGAAGTTGATTCTTTAGAGGCTGCTGGGATGCCAACATTTACTATAAATAGGGTAACACCTATTGTAGAAATAATGAAATATTTTGTTACAGCTAATAATCCTAAGTGGAAAGCTGTAGGAGCTGAGGGGAGTGATGTTGATGTTGCACAAGTTCACTCTGAAATAGCAGATTACTGTTGGTCTCTATCTAATGGGAAGTCTTTGTATGGGCAAGTAGTTCTTGATAGTATTACTAAAGGGATAGGTTATTTCTTAGTTGATGTTGATAGGGATGCAGATATGGGTAGAGGTGAGGTTATGTTTAAAAGAATAGACCCTCACGATGTCTTTGTTGACCCAATGAGTAGAGATTTTTTATTTAAAGACGCAGGGTTTATAATAATAAGAAAGAATTTATCTAAATCTCAGTTAATAAATATTTTTCCAAAACATAAATCTAAAATTAAAAATGCACAAGGTTCATCAGATATAGTTACATATTCACAGAGAGATTCTATTGATACTGAAAGTATACAACCAGAAGATATTACAATGGGTATTACTAACGAGGCAGAAGATGATGAAATAATACCTTACTTTGAATGTTATAAAAAAATAAAGATTCCATATGTTAATGTTCATGTGAGAATCCCTCCAACTGAAGAAGAGCAACTTAAAATACAAGAATTAGTTTCTATTCAAATAGAAGAGTTTACACAAGAAGTTCAAGTTCAATTAAAAGAAAAAGAACTTCAAATACAACAATCCTTGCAATCTGGTCAAATAATACCAGAGAGAGCAAATCTTGAAATAGAAAGAGCAAGGAAACAGACAGAGCAAGGTATTCAAGAAAAAAGAGCTCAATTAATGTCTGAGGCTCAAGATGAATTAACTAAGATTGAACAAAATATTATTACAAAAAAAGAATTTGATATACTTTCTAAAGACCCAACAATATCTAAAAATATAATACAAGCTATAGATTTTTACGATACTAGAGTTCAATTAACTTGTAGTGTAGGGGAAGACGTATTTTTATATGAATATTTATTAGATATGAAAGAATATCCTATAGTACCTCTTCCTTATATGTATACTGGTACTCCATATCCAATGAGTGCTATATCTCCTCTTATTGGTAAACAACAAGAAATTAATAAAGCTCATCAAATTATGATTCATAATGCTAACTTAGCATCTAATATGAGATGGTTATACGAAGAAGGTTCTGTTCCAGAGTCTGAATGGGAACAATATTCTTCTGCTCCTGGAGCCCTATTAAAATATAGACAAGGATTTAATCCTCCAAGTCCTATCTTCCCAGCAGCTATTAACAATGCATTTTATACAGTAACTCAACAAGGGAAACAAGATGTAGAATATATAGCTGGTATCCATTCATCTATGATGGGAATTGCTCAAGCGCAACCAGAAACATATAGAGGATTACTTGCAAATGATGAGTATGGCACAAGAAGAATAAGAGCTTGGATGTCTAACATTGTAGAACCAGCACTTGAACAACTTGGAAAGGTTTTTCAAGAAGTCGCTCAATCAACATATAAAACTGATAAAATATTTAGGATTGTTCAGCCTAATTCTGGTGAAGAAGAAAAAGAAATAAGAATTAATATTCCTCTTTACAATGACTATGGAAAAGCTATTGGTAAATGGATGGATTATGAGTCTGCAAAATTTGATGTTAGAATAGTAGCTGGAACTACAATGCCAGTTAATAGATGGGCATTACTTGAAGAATACTTTAGATGGTTTCAAGCTGGATTAATTGATGATGTAGCTATGATTGCAGAAACAGATATTAGAGGTAAAGAAAAAGTATTAGAAAGAAAGTCTATGTATAGTCAATTACAAAGTCAAGTAGAACAACTTAGTGAAGCTATAAAAGATAAAGACGGAACAATACAATCACTATCAAGACAATTAGTTAACTCTGGTATTAAGGAGGAACAAATGAAAGGTTCTATGCAAACAGAAAAAGAAGTATTAGATACGAAAGCTCAACAAAAATTATTAAGGGGCATGATGAAAGAGGAATTTAAAAATGCTAGAGCTCAATTATTGAATGATGTTAGACAAGCTGCTGATGATGTAAGAAAAACTGAGCAAGGTAAAATGCCTAATGTTAAAGGATAATAATTTATTTTGCAGTTATAAAAAAAATTTCGTAATATAAAAGGAGATAAAAAATGGATATACAGCAAGTAGACAACGCACAAGAACAGAAAAGTGCCCTCGAAAGCGGACATGAAAAAGATGTTCCAGTAATGAGTTCAGAGGATTTTTTCTCTAATCTGGACAATAGCGTCAACTCTGGAATAATAGAAGACAATATACTATCAACCTCTCAAACACAAAGTGCTAACCCACAACAAGAGAGCCGTAGTGAAGTTCAACCGCAAAACGAACTTGAAGTTTTGCAAAAGAGGTATGCAGATTCTAGTCGTGAAGGTAAGCGACTTAATAATCGTTTAGGAGAATTAGAACCTTATGTACCTATAATAGACGCAATGAAACAAGACCCTAACTTAGTTTCTCATGTGAGGAATTATTTTGAGGGTGGAGGTCAAGCACCTAAGAACATGAAAGACCAATTAGGACTAGATGAAGATTTTGTATTTGACCCAGATGAAGCTATTTCAGATGCTAGTTCTCAATCTGCTAAAGTATTGGAAAGTACGATTGATGGAGTTGTCCAAAGAAGGTTAGGAAATACTATTGCTAAACAACAGCAAGAGAATAAAAGACTTTCTTCGGAATCCGAATTTCGTAAAAAACACGATATGACAGATAATGAATGGTATGAGTTTCAGAACTTCGCTAAAGGCAATAAATTATCTTTAGATGATATTCTTTATTTAAAAAATAGAGATTCAAGAGATAAAAATATTGCAGATGATGCTCGAAATCAAGTTGCTCAGCAAATGAAAAATGTACAACAGAGACCACAATCTCTCGCTACTTCTGGTTCAGAACAAGTCGAACAATCAGTCGATAATAAAGTTTTTGATAATATCTTAGGAATTGACAGTAAACTAGAACAAGCATTTGGGTAAAAATTACCTAAATGTCCAATACCTAAAATAAAGGAGAAATAATCATGGCTGATTTATTTCAACTGGAAAGTGGTTTAACACAAACCTCTTCTCCTGCTGGACTGAGCCCTGCTTCTTCGACAATAGATACTGGCGACCTTCGTAGAAAATATAGTTTTGGAGATAGAGTTTCTGAGTTAGCAATACCTCAAGACCCTTTCTTCAGATTTGTATCTAAAGTTGCTAAAAAACCTACGGACGACCCAGAATTTAAATTCACAGAACGCAGACCCTCATTTCACAAACGATATGCATATGTAACTGGATGGAGCGCTTCATCTTTTGCTGGTGACGGAGGAACTATGAATCAAGCAACAGTAACTTCTACTCTTGTAGACGGAGCTGGTGACAAGTTCTATGTTCAAATGGAAACTGATTATAAATCTGCTGGAAATATAACAAATATTTACGGCTCAACTGGAAGTGCTTTTAAGGTTGGTGCAAGTGGTACAATGCCTAAGTTCTTTATGCAAGACCAATTAATTAAAATACCATTTCAAAATACTAATGCAGCGGCTGATACAGCTGCAAAAGCATTTATAGTAGACGATTATTTAGTAGCTAAAGTTCTTAGTTATGATGAATCTGTTTCTACTGAATCTGTAGTATTGCATCTTGAAGTTGTAAGGCCTCTTTCTTCACACGCAACTGGAACTGAATTGTCTGGTTGGGGTGGAGGAGGAACTGCCGACCAAGGTCTAGGTGGAGCTGATACAACAGCCGCTGAGACTGCTCAGTTTACTCAAGTACAATTAGAAGCTGCTAGATGCTATGTTGTAGGTACTGCACATGGTCAAGGTAGTGGATATCCAGAGACTTGGAAAGATAATCCTTTCTCAACTGGTTATGGTCGTACACAAATTTGGAAAACTGCTATGGCTATGGATAACACAACTCGTGCAACTGTGCTAAAGTATGAACCAAATGAATGGGCTAGAATATGGAAAGAAAAGCTGATTGAACATAAATGGGATATTGAACAGTCATTATTGTTTGGTACTCAATATAAATCATCAGATGGTTCTTGGCAAACTCAAGGTGCTGTAGATTATGCATTAAGTTATGGTAATGTTTTTAGTTTGGCTACTGCCACTAAAACACAAGATGACTTCTTGGATGATATGAGCAACTTCCTAGACCCTCGTTATAATAGTGCAAATGCAACATTATTCCATGTTGATACAGACACTTATAACTGGCTACATAAATTAAGTGGATATTTTTCAAATAATATTGAGATATCAACTAATTTTAGAGCTGATATGACGATGACTGGTAAAAAGAAGGTACTTGGAGTCGATATTGCTACAATTAGTACACCTTATGGTGATATGAATGTTTCTCGTAATATCCACTTAGATGGCTCAGAGGTTAAAATGTTAGCTACCAATATGAAATATTGCGCATACAGACCTCTTGTCGGTAATGGTATTAATAGAGATACATCTATTTATGTCGGTGTCCAAACCTTAGAGAATAGTGGCGTTGACCGAAGGGTTGACTTAATTCAAACAGAAGCTGGTATGGAATGGCAAATGCCTGAAGCCCATGCTGTCTGGAAATAAGGAGGTAAAAAATGGCTAATCCTTTATATGGACAAAACAAAGCTGACAGTGCTTTATCTCATTGGGAAAAAACACTTAATGCTATTAAAAAAGCCGATAGCCCAGACCAACTACAGTTTCAAGTTTTTGAAACCTTAGTTCCAGCTGAAGGAACAACTGATGTAACATTTTCTGATACTATTGATGTTGTTTCTATCTTAGGTGGATATTGCGAGGTTTCTGGAGCCAATGGAGACTTTGAGTTCGACTTAGGGTATACTGGTGCAACAAATAACTTGATTGATGACATAGGTGCTGGCACAAATGGTTTATTCGCTATTGAGGCTGACTATCTAGATAATGCTGAAGATGTAATATTGACTTTAACATCAAATGCATCTACTTCTGATATACGAGTAAAAATAGCGATATTAACTATTAAACTAGTAACGTCATAAGGAGCTGAATAGTGGGTAAATACTGGGTAGCAAATAATCCTAATAGCGAAATTACCGATGCTAAAGCACAGAAGTTAAAGGACTTGTCTGCGACTTCCGCTGTTGTAGGTGACTTAAATGCTGGTGAGAAGGTATTTAGTTCGGTAACTGCTTTAGCTGCGGCTGGAGCTCTTGCGGCTAATACTAAATATCACTTAACGGATGTAGATGGGGCTTCTTATACGTTGCCTGCAGCTGCATCTAGTACAGTTGGAGATAGAATAGAAGTAGTCTATATTGCTATTTTAGGTGATAGTGAAGTACATAAGTATGGAACTTCTGGTGAGTTCTTTGCAGATACATCATATGTTATGAAACCATCTAATGCAAGTGGGAATTCAGCGTATACTGTTGATGTCGCTGATGGAACTGGTGATGATTTTTTAAATCTAACTGGTGCAACTGATGCTGGGTGGGGTATTGGTACTACTCTTACTTTTATTTTCAATGGTACACAATGGCACGTTGAGTGCAAAGGTAAAGCTACGGGAAATGGAAGTACGGCAGCTACCGCTGCTTTCGCAACATCATAATCTGAAATTTGAGAGGTAATAGCTCAATATAAAGATAAAAAAACAAATGTATGGCGCCCTTTGAACGGTTCTGTCTCCTTTCTATATAAGGGCGTCTACATTATTTAAGGAATAAAAAATGAATTTAAATTTAGAACAACAAACAAGACTTTTAGTATCTGGTAAGATTAATGGAGTTACATCTGAAATCACACAAGATGCTATGCGAGACTTCTTAACAAGAGGAGCAGAATATGTTATTAAGAGAATTCCTAATAAACTTTTAACTCCATTTGCTACAGAAGTAGAAGTTCCTTCAGATGGGTATGCATTATCTAGTTTAAGGTTATCTGGCATCTTATCTGTTAGAAGAGGTAATCATGTGTGCAGAAGAGTATCTTCTGATATGAAAGGTAAATTTATAGACCCTACTAGTTTGCATTATGTTCCTTCAAATACTAAGAATCCAGTATACTATGAATATAATGGAAAGATTTTCGTACTCCCAAATGGAGATGCTTATGTTTCATATGTAAACTTATCTGATATTTCTTCAGATATTACAGATTTACTTGGGGAATTAGACGATGCAGTTGTAAGTTACGCAGCCTCTTCAGCGTCTAAAATATTATACAATTATCACTCTGAACAGAATGAAGATGTGGAACTGGCAAATTTACATAAAACAAATTCTGCAGAATTTTTACAAGCTGCTAATCTTATGATAGATTCATATTTAAGTGGCAAAGGATTTAATTTACAACCTCAACAAGGAGGACAAGGATAATGGCAAGTTTACAAGTAACGATAAGTGAGAGCGTTACACTTAATAATCAACCAATAGAATCTACACATACAGATACAATATCTGGTGTTAATGATGTCTTTAGAAGAATAATAACTTGTACTGCAAGTCAAACTACACCTTTGGTAGCATTTAACGATACTGTTCATGGTGCTACTGGAGCAATAGATATACAAGATACTAAATATATAAGAATAACTAATATAGATAGTTCAAATTCTATAAGAGTTTCAGTCATAGGGACAGACCATGCTACTTTTGTATTATCAGCTGGAAAGAGCTTTATGTTAGGGCAAGCAAGTAATGGATTTTTTGCATTAGCAACTGATACTACCGTTGATTATGGGGAAACATATCATAACTTATCAAGTATAGAAATCAATAATGGTAATGCATCGACAGTCCAAGTAGAATTATTTATAGCAAGCTGATGACAATACAAGAAATAATGGAAAGAACTGGGATGACAAATACTAGCATGGCTATTGCTTTAATAAAAGATGCTTTCCATTTAATACAATCAAATGATGATGAATCTAGAAAAGTGTCTTATTCTAATATAATAGTATCAAGCGATGGAGATGATAACCAATATGATTTACCATCTGATTTAGTTACATTAAGGAATATATCAGTAAAAGATACTACTGATGATAAGTATAAAAAAATAAAAAGATTAGCATTAGAAGTTAATGTTGTAGAGGATACCACTCCATGAGTGTAGATACAGAAAGAACTTGGTTTTATGAAATAAAAGGTAGGAAAGTTCATTTATGGAAATGGGTTAGAAATGCATCTGTAGATACTTTAGGTGGATATAAGATAAGAACTCCAGAAGACCATTCTGGTCCATCTCTTATCTATCCAGATGAGGCTATAACTAATGGATTAAGATTTGAATATTCTGGTATTGGAGATGCTTTTGTTGTACAAGACCCTACAGAAACAGTAGATTCTTCTTTAACTACAGTATCATCTCCTTCTGAGTCGTCTTACGTTAATCTTAACAGAATGTTATGTTTAGCTGTTATAGATTACTTAAAAAGTCAAATGGAAGAAAATAAAGGAGACTTACAAAAAAAAGAATATTATATGAGAGAGTTTTGGAAAAAGGTTTCAGATAATCAAAGTAATAAGAAAAAGGTTAACATAACTTTTCCAACAACTCCATTTGCAGTTAAATAACCAAGATACCCATGAGATAGCCAATCTCGGTAAGGTATCGTAACATAGGAGAAAAAGATGGCAGAAACTAATTTAAAAAAATATTCAGTTGTTGAAAAGCTGAATAAAATGGATGTAGACCTTATTGATGTCGAGATAACATTAGATGGTAATGCATTTACTGATGGCCACATATTATTCCAACCTACAAAAATAGAGAATGCTGTTGCAGTTCCTCAAGGTACTTCTGTTTTACATTCAGTTTGTGGAATTGTAAAAAACTCCTCTCTCGCTGGTTCAGATGGTACTGACACAGACTCTATGCATTTATTTATAACATCATCTAAAACTAAAACTGGGTTTGCATCTGTAAATGCAGCGGCTTCTGGAGGTACAGCTTCTTATTCAGTAATGAATAGATTTTGTGGTCAAGTCACTATAAATAATTATGTTGACGCAGGAGCACAAGCTATTGGAAGTGTTCAAAATGTAGGCATGGTTTGCAAAGCAGATGCAGATTCTAAAGATTTATATGTTTGGGGAATGGCTACTGGAACTAATGATTACGACGCTGGAACTTTAATGTTAAGATTTGGATTCATTAAAGATTAATGTTCACTAAAATAAAAACATCTAGTATCCCTCTAAGAGGTGCTAATGCTAAAGTTGAAAAACTAACGAATATTAGGTCTATTGATTTTGATGGAAGTGGAGACTATCTTGATGTAGGTGTAATGACTACTCCTCTTGTCAATGATGGGAGTTTTTGTGTTGGAGGATGGGTTAAATTTGACGCTGTAAACGCAGTTGCTTCTATTCTTACTAAAAAACATAATGATTCAAATAGAACTAGTTTATATCTAAATAGAAGTGGAAAACTTGTTTTTGCAGTTGCAAATGGTGGTAGTGCATATGCTTTAGCTGATTCAGCGTCATCTGCAGATACTTGGTATCATATTATTGGATATTATAATGGAGCAGGGGCTGATGATGCGGCTAAAATAAAAATTTATGTAGACGGAGCTGAAATCGCAGTTTCTCATTCTGGTACAATACAATCTACGTCTTCAAATGATTCAGATTATCAATCGGCTACAACTAAAATTGGAGCTGGTGAGGGAGATTTCAATGGACAAATGCATGATATTTCTGTATGGTCTAATATATTAACTGCTAATGCAATAAAAGATTTATATAGTAGAGGGAAATGGCATGATACAAAAATACCTATTACTCAGAAATCTGCTGGATATTCAATAAAATATTCCAATACAGTAGTTAGTAATTGGAGAATGGGAAATGGAAGCCACGATGATATTGACAATGGATTAATATTAGATGAGCAACAATCTGATAAAAAACTTTCAACTGAATTATTAGCAGATGGGAATATGCAAGCCGCTGGAATTACAAGTTGGGATGAGCATGCTGCTGGAGACTATGAAGTTCCATACGCAAATCTTTCTAAGGATACATCAATATATAGAAGTGGCTCTCAATCTTTAAGAATTAATTGTGCAACATATCCAGAGGCTGGTGTATTATCTAAAATTACAAGTATGAGCACATCTACCTTATATAAATGGACTGGATGGTTTAGAGCAGATTCTGATGTTGCTGGAGGTAATGGTGTAGATATTACTGGTGATTATGATGGAGGTCTAGCAGGAGATATGGATATTAGTTTGGGTACTTTTAAGACAGCTTCTGGTAACTTAACTGCTGACACTTGGACTCAGTTTACTCATTATTTCGTACCAACTGGTACTACAGTTTATTTTGGATGTTGGATTAGAACAGCGGGAATTGTCCATTTTGATGATTGGAGTGTTAAAGCTGTAAATGGAAATTCTGGAATTTTAACGGGGAATCCAGTTGTAGTAAGGGAGAATCCAGATGTCTAGATATTCAAATAGAAAATGGGTTATTATAACATTAAGCGATTATAATAATGAAGAATTAAATAATTTAGTACAAAATTCTACAAATTATTCCATACAATCTGTGAAGAAAAATTTAAATGGTACTAAAGCAGTATTAAAATGGGATGGAGATACCCCTACTTGTTTTAATGGTATGACTACTTATACTCATAGTCAAATATTAACAGAATTAGCAAATTCGGAGTGGATAAGTGAATAATTGTGACACTTGCAATAGCGTTGGGTTGTTAAATCTTTTTAATTTTACCTTAAAAAAGGAGGATTAAAATGATTGAAGTATTTGCAGAATATGGTACAATAGGGGTAATGGTAGTTTTATTTGCTGGTCAAATAATGTTTTTACAGAAAACCCTAATGGGTAAGTTACAAGAAATAGAAGATATAACTATCAAATTAATTGATAGATGGAATAAGTCTGATGATATTAGGGATAGAAGACATGAATCCTTAATACAAGAAATGAATGACATTACTGATGACTTAAATTTTGTTAAAG